GCAACATTAAGACGTTCTATAATTTGAAAATATCCCATTGTACCGAGAGCTACAATTATTATAAGACTGGCAACAGTCTTCATTGGCATTTGCACTTTAGCCTCTTCTCCGATATTTAGAGGTTTATTTGCCATTTTTTTTCTTTTTACACTTACATCTTTTACCAAAAATTTTATCAACTATAAATTCTGATAATGTATCTATTGATCCAAAAAATTTTAATAAAAATTTATCTAACATTTCCACCTTCTTCTAGCTTGTCTTATTCTAGAATTTGGATCGTTTCTAGTTTTAGCAGAGCTTCTTTTTAATTGGCCTAATGATCTTGCACAATATGATTTTCTTCTTTTAGCTGCTTTACTTCCAGGTTTAACTTTACCAGTAACAGCCATAGATAATTTAGAACCAGGATTAGCTCGTCTATAAGCTCTTATTCCTGCTCTAGTCATACCTGCACCTTTCTTAGTAGGTCGATAATATTTTTTTCTTCTTGGAATATCTCCAGTTCTTTTTCTAGGTCTTATTCTAGTTCTAGCCATGTAAAGCTCCTCCTCTTTCTGCAGAATCAAAACCGCCAGATTTTGTACCGCCTCCAGTTTGACCTCTTCCAGCATCTTGTGCTGTAGGTGTATTAGATCCGAATTGTCCTGCATCAATTCTACCTTGTAAATCTCTTACTGATTCTCTAGCAATCGCTTGTTGCACTCCACTTTGATTATTTCTTATTGCAGCACCAGCAACAAAAGGAATTGCAAAAGGTGTTAACGCACCAATTATTCCACCACCTGTCATAACACTACCTAAACTACTTGCTACTTTTAAACCTGTTTGAATGTTAGAGGGTATGCCTAATGTATTTTCTACAAAGTCTGTATAATAATTTATATTTTCTTTTATTATGCTATCTGCGGATTCTTTAGAAGCTTTTGTTGGTTCGTCAAAATCCCATTGAAAGTAACCGCTTTTATCTGTAAAATCTTTCTTTTGTCCATCATCACCTTCAAAAATTGGACAAACACCATTAACTGACATTCTTCCATTAGGACAAACAAACTCGTTCATGGTCTTCTACCTTGCCTGTTATATTTTTTATAACTTCTTTTTTCATTTTTATTTAAAGACTTTTTATGTCTTCTTGGTCTTTTTCTTGGTTTAGGTCTTGGAATAAAATTAACAAACTTACGTTTGGCCATCTATTTTTTTTTATTAATATTTATGGGTATAACTTTAAGTTTATTTTTTTTAATTATATTACTCATTCCAGGATAGTCTTTAGCTTTGCCTTTATATAAAACTCCACCTTTACCAAAATTTTCTTTAACAGTACCAGTTGGTTTTTTGGCCATCATCTCTCTGTCTTTAGATTTACCTTCTTCATAGCCATCATCGTCAAAAACTTTTGCTTTACCAGTATCTTCAAAGTCAACATCTAAAATATCTTTAGTAACTTCTTTTGTAGTTTTAGCCATTATCTTTTTTTCCTTTTACCTTTTTTAATTACGCCTCTTGCAATTAAAATATCTTTCTTAGTAACTTTTCCATCACCTGACATATCAGGAAATTTACCTTTTTTCTTTTTCTTTTTTTTCTTCATCATCTTACCAGTCATCTTAGAGTTTTGCATTCTGCCAACTCCAGATCCTGCTCCAGCTGTCATTCTCATTATTTTATCTCCACTTCTATTTTCATAGCTTTCATCATTTTTGCATGTTCAGCTTTTTTATTATCGTCTATTTTTACAACTTCATCACCAGGATTTTGCATTGCTTTTTTTAACATTGCAGCATCTTCTACAGCTCCTGGAAACTTATCATAAAATCTTTTATTAGCTTCTTGGACATCTTCGACACTAAAACTTTTAACGCCTAGTCTAGGTTGCTTACCTGTTCTTTTAAATGGGTTACTCATCTTTTAAGTCCTCCGGTGTACTTAATTTTTTATTCAATATACCTTGAAAAACTGACTGTGTAAAGGTAGGAAGCATCATTTCGCTTATAGGATTTTTTAAATGGCCAGTAGACCAAGAAATACAAGGAACTCCTTTTTCGTCCCAAGCTACTAGAGCATATCCTTTAATATCTATTTTATCGCTAATTTTAATACAAGCATCAGTAAAAGCATTTACTACTTGATCATCTTGTATAGCAATTTTTTCTTTTGTTGTAGCTTTTCTAGGTGTTACTCTCCACCTATCAAGAGTAATAATGTTTGTTTTTGCGCAATTGTTTTCTTGTTTCGTCATCATTGTCCTCTGGATCATCGGGATGTAATACTAAAAATCCATCACGGATCCTCATTAAAGCTTGCACACAAGTATCATGAATATCATCATGCTTTCCATATGGAAATTGTGCTGATTCTTCTATAACATCCTTAGTCCATTCTTCGTCCATTGTAAACACTAAACCGCCCTCGAACATAGAAGCTACACTATGGGTTCTAGAAACTTTATCTCTTTCTGGAGTATAAGTAACTATAGGAACTCCCGACCTACGCATATCTTGTATTAAAGATTGACCACTTGCTCTTTTCTCGATTAATACTTGATCGGGCATCCATTCCCAATAACTGTCTTGTGCTCGTTTTCTTAAATCTGGATATTCTAATCTTTCTTTCCAAGCATCTAATAATAAACAAGCAGCATATGGAACATTGTTTTCATCTCTAGCTGTAAATACTCCCCATGTAGTACAAGCAGAAAAGTCAGCAGAAGATTTTGTACTAAAAGCAGTATCGTAAGATTGAACTACATAACCTAATGTAGGTATTTTATCGCCTTCATAAACATTCCACCAATCTCTTTTAATAATACTTCCTTCTTCGTTACTAGGACGTTGTTGATATAATGCTTGCCAAACTCTTTGACCTACAGTATTTTGAATTTTTTCTAAATCTGTTTTACTATAAGCCTCTGGCCATAACGCATTTCCTTTATCATCTATCGCTGGTAAATCTAAAATTTTCCAATCTTCTCCAGATTCATTTAAAATATAACCAGCTAAATCGTCCTGGTGCCATCTAGTTTGAATAACAATAATTTTACCACCAGGTTGTAATCTAGTATAAGCTACAGATTTATACCACTCTAATAGATTTTTTCTTTGAACTTCTGATTCAGCATCTTCTCTACCTTTAATCGGATCATCAATAATAAGTAAATGCGCACCTCTACCAGTAATAGCTCCACCTGCACCAACAGCAGAATAAGTACCACCATGTATAGTATGAAATCGTTTAGCTGATGTACTGTCTGATCTTAATGCAACTTGAGGAAAGACTTTATTAAAATCATCGCTTTGAACTTGGTTACGAACTTTACGACCGAAGTCATCTGCTAATTCTTGAGCATAAGTAGATTGTATAACAAATTCATTAGGATTATTTCCTAGATACCAAGCAGGAAAAAATTCTGAACATAACATACTTTTACCATGTCTTGGTGGCATAAAGACTGCTAGTCTTTTAATTTCTCCTGTTTCAAGCTTCTCTAGATTTTTTGCAATTAGTTGTATGTGCGCAGGGTCTTTGTAACCAGGGTACATATGTTTAGAATAACTTAATAAACTTTTTCTAGATTTATAAGTAGATAGTAAATTTGTAAGATGAGTAACTACTTCACCAGCTCTTTTGTCTCTAGTCTTTTGATAAATTTGAATAGCTGACTTTAATTTCTCTTTGATCTGTAACTCTTGCATGTTGTTTTCCTGCACCTAAGGCGCCAGCTTTTTTATATACATCAAATTTTTCTTTAAGTAAAATAAAGGGATCTGATTTATTTTCGAGATTTTTAATTATAAACTCGTTAGGCTGACCCATGAGTCCTAGTAACCAATTAATTTTTAATGCGTCTTTGTATCTAAGTTTAACCATATCTATATGATGTAAGTCTCCTTTTTGCTCTGGATTACCTTCGTTATATTTTCTTAATCTAAAAGTTTCATCATTATTATTACCAGTTATATCTGCTCTATCGTGAATAACATTAATATCAACATCTCTCATAATATTTAACATGTAAGCTATCTCTGAGAGCCACGCATCATTTTGTCCATGTAAACTAATGTGATCTAATAAATAAAACCATTTTTGAGGAAAGCAAGGAAAGATACTATAAGGATGTCCAGTCTGTTCTTTAAAACGAAGTAAACAAAACTCGTCTTCAAAATCCATAATTTTATCATCCCAGTTTTTAGTTTTCATAATAGCATCGTCATTAAAAAACATTATCCATTTACCTGTAGCATAGCCAGCTAAAGTATTATTATATTTATGTAAGTTTTCGTAACCGATAGGTTTGAATTGTAAAGCTAATTGATTAGGGTACTTAGATTGTTTTAAATATAAAAAAGTTTTATTATCATCTTCATCAACAGCGAAAAGAAATTGTAATTTATCTGGCTGTCTAGCATTGTTAATTAACGATTGTACAGATTTTTTAAGTAAGTCTAATCTCTTTCTTGTAGGTAATAATATTGATATGTTCATATTGTACCTATATAGTTATTAATACTACATAGAAACAAAAAAGGTACCCTCCATCTCTCCCTGCCCAATACCATAAGAACATGATCCTCGGACATCACCTAATAAAAAAATTATACTATTTATTCATATCTTTTTCTAGTATCTCATAAAAAAATCTATCAGTATCGTCAGTTACCCAATCTTTGTTTTCGACATTCCAATCGTTTGTTTGGACTTTGTAGTCTGGGATTTCGTTTCTCGTAGTGAATGAATTAACGTGCCATAGTATTCTGTTATTAGGCTGAGCAGCGAAATTACCGTTGTCAAGCTCCAGAATATGAGCACATTTATGCTCCTGAGGAATTTCAGAATGATCTGTGTCAAGTAGATTGGAGTCAGGGTGACACCAGTCAACAGTAAACAGATACTCACCGTGATACAGTTTTTTATCCTTACCAAAATATTTTGCTCGTTGTCCTATTAAAAAAGAAAAATGAGTAATGCTATGGTAATAATCAAAACTATTCCACAACTCAAGTAAGTCGTTTGGCATATCTGGCACATTCTTCCTGTCCATATCTTTAGAAAAGAAGGCAGATATTGGCAGACGCCAAAAGCACGCACCGTTTTCCAACATAATGTTAAATAATATACCACGACCCTGTATACTTGTAAGACCAAAGATAACACAGTCTTCGCTTTCTCCATGATGTTTTCGTAAATCATATAAATACTCCTTGCGTATTTTACAATATATTGGTGGAATGCTACTATTTAAAAAAGCCATTGTAAAGTATTATATTAAAAAAAATTTTTTTTCTAGAGATATTTATACGCATATAAGTCATTCTACACTTATACTTGGTCTCTTACTTTTATATACTCCATATTAGATTTAAACTTTATACGATTTTTTCGCTATAAACTTAATACGATTTTTTAAAAGAGAGAATTAGAAAAAGTAAAAAAAAACTAAGCGAGAAAAAATCTCGCTTAGTCTTATTAGTTTTAAAATTATAAAGCTTTTATTCTTTCTTCGAAAAATTTAATATTTTCGATTATAGAATTATCGACTTTATTATTTTTTATAAACTCTTTATTAGAATTAATTAAATCTAAATATAAATCTTTTTTAGATTTATCTAAATAAGAATTTAAATCGATTAATAGATTTACTTTTTTAAATCTATTATTTTTAGTCGTATCGTATTCGATATCGACTTTTCGATAATCGCTATTAAAAGCGTCTTTTATAGTAGTAGAAAATTTAGCTTTTTCGTAAATATTAAAAGACTTAGTTTTATCTCTTTTATTATTAACTAATCTAAAAAGAATTTTCTTATTAGAATATTCTCTAAAGCTTAAAGCTACTTTATTTTCTACGATTTTTTCTTTTTTAGTCGTATAGTTTATCTCTCTCGCTTTCTAATTAAGTATTAATTTTATAAAAATAAAATCTATTAACTTAATTAAAAATAATTTACTAAATTTTTTTAAAAAAGTAAAATAAAAAATAATCTAGTTTATAATTATTCTAAACTAGATGTTCTCGTTTCGTTCTTCTATATAAATAAAAGAATATAAATAATAAGTAATAATAAAAACTTAAAAAAATCTAAAAAATATAAAATCGTAAAATCTCGCTTTCTATAAATTATATTATTCTTTTTTTATATTTATTTTTAAAAATAAAAAAACGTTAAAATACTATTTTTAAAATTTTATCGTTTGGTGCGGATAAAGCTCTTTTCAACAATTTTTTTTATTTCTCTTGATCCTTGCGGATCAGCTCTGTACCCTAGTGTCAATGATCAATGCGGATCAACCGTGCGTCAACCGTCAACAGCAAACAACCGGCGTCAATTGATATCGTGTTCTTGTTTGATTTGATCTAGATACTTGGCCAGGTCATCATCGGACATAGTGTCAAGGGTTGAGTGTTGCACCTCTTTCTTCTCAACCAAAAACCCCAACAGCTGAGCCTTCAACCTTATCGCATTGACTGCTGCTGTATATTGTTTCTTGCCGCAAGCATCAACATACAATTTATCTAGCTTTTCAACCTCTTTTGACACAGACTCACTTGTCAAGCGCCTAGCATCACTACGCAATCTGTCAATATACTGGATGATTTTATCTTTCTTTAAGTTGCGGGCAGCTTGTACGTGTGCTGAAGTTTCAGAATAACCTGCGTCAACAGCCGCTTGTTTCTTACCTTTTCCTTTAGCTATCTCTTCACAGAACTTCCTTTCCATTGAGGATAAGGTAGCCTCGTTTGTTTGATGGATTTGGTCAATAGTTATCGCCATATTTATCCTAATATAGCGATTTAATTTTTGTTGTAAATACTAGATATGTTTGATTATATCTTTCTCGTCAAAGTAGTGATCGTGAAATTCTTTGCCATTATCTAATGTAATGTGGTAATAACTTCCTAAAGCACTATCACTTTCTAATTCGAAAACTCCAACCTTTTTTTCGTTATAGTAGACATCACCACACTCACACTCATAAGTAGTTTTATCTATAACAACTCCATTTGGATTCTTAAACTGAAGCATAATTTTCTCCTATTTATTATTTTAAATCGTAGTGTTGAATGAAATAAATAAATTCGTTGACATTATGTAAACCTTCCCATGCTGAAGTAGAAGTATAATATCCGTCGAATTTGTCGTAAAAAGTTTTATTTCCCTCTTTGTCATGGAATATTTTTCCATGTGTTTTATCTACGTGATTTATTATTTCTCCAACACAAGGTAATTCTCTAGTAAAATCTAATTCTCCTAGTGCTGTTTTATCTATCTTATCAAAGATTTTTTTTAGCTTTTCCATTAGTTCTCCAATTGTTTATAAGCGTGATATAAAACCATATGATTTGGATCTATTTTAGTTTTATAAGTGAATGTATAAGAATAATATCCATCGTAAATTTCTTGGATTGTTATATCTTTTTCTTTATGATAAAATAAATCGAAATAAGAACCGTTGTCTTTGTTTTCGTATCTTCCGATTTTATCTTCGTCCGTATATTTAATAGAATCCTCGATAGTTTCACTTAGGAAATTATCGTCTATTTTATTAATTATCGTTTTTATTTCCATAACTTATCCTTTTTTATTAGTTAGTTAATAAATAAGAATAAAAAATATATAACCTAATTAAACAAAGTTTAACTAATGTTGTTCTTTTATGGTAACAACTTCAACGTCTATGTCTTTACAATTATTGTGTTTACCAAAACCGTTTGACATAACAGATAATTGTTCGTGAAACTTTTGATAGACATCATTAAATGTTTTACCATAACAATAAGATGTAACAAATATAGAGGTTTCTTGATATCCTTCTACTTTGTTAAGGTCTTTAAATCTTATTATACCTTCACATTTTTTCGACATGCTTTCTCCTTTCTCTTTCGTAAGATTGTTGTAACTTAGCAGATAATTTTTTAACACTCCTAGTTTCTAACCAATTAACTACTAATATCATTAATATAACTATTAACAAAATCAATACTAAATTTATTATAATAAATTCAAGACCCATTAATAGCTTTTAAACCTTTCATTTGCGCTACTTGTGTATGCGTTAATCCGTAATACTTAATCGGGTTAACTGGAAACCTACCTGTTTCGTCTAAGTAACAATCAAGAATAATAAAATCGTTAAAAACAAAACCTGGTTTACCTTCATAAGCTATAACATTGCGCTGTAAGTTTATGAACTTTTTAGCCATTTATTCTCCTTTTTAGTTTTCTTTATATTTTAAATTTATAAAATTAAATTACAATTTAAAACAATTTAAAGATTAACAACGTCAAGTTTATCTCTCATATTTTCAGAAGGTCCTGGTTTTAAACTAATTGATTTATAACTAGGCGCATTATCGTGGTCTTGTGGACAAAACATTACATCGAATCCATAATAGCACTCTAAATACCAATCTTGAATATTACCTTTTGGCCAAGCATAACTTTTAGGGTGGCTACCTAAAGAATAACTTACACCCCAATCATGTGGTCCTGCTTCGAAATTAACAACAATAATCTTATCAGATTTACTATCGCTGTTGTAATCTTTATACAACATAATATTAGTTTCCCAATCAGGATCCATACCCATACGTCTACAGTTTTTATCAATAGCTTTTTTAAACATTCTAGCTGCTTCAAGCATATCAATCTTTTTACTAACAAAGTCTGGTAAATTTACTAATCCCATAACTTTCTCCTTTCTATAATTGTTTCCATTGATTATTTTCTTTATGAAACATTTTAGTATGACCACTATGAGATTCCATTATATTTAAAGGATCAAACTCTAGATTGCCATAATACATTCCATATTCTTTATCTAAATTATCGTCATCACATGTATAAAATTCTACACCAGAATCAGCAATTTTCTTATAGTGTTCTTTAACTCTAGTTTGTCTTGTAAATACAGAAAAGCCCTCGTTCATATCTTTAGAACAAACCCTTATCCAACCAGGTGCAGTTGTACCGCCGACAAGACTTTTAAAATAATAACACCAATCTAATTTATCTTTGGTAACCATACTTTCTCCTTTCAAAGTAGTCTCAGAGATTTAAAACTAAGTCTGAGACTACTTCTTAAATTTATAAATTTAAACTCTACAATAATACAATTATTTAAGAGTGAAAGTTGCTTTGGGCGTTTTACTTGCTTGCCCTGCTTTATCTTTATCTTCTGTTGCAATAAAGCCTCTTTCTCTATCCCAATCAAGGTCGATAGTCTTACCACCTTTTTCTAAGAACTCTCTAATTTTCATACCAGATTTGTAAATACCAAATCTTTTATAACCACCAGATCCTTCTCTCTTAGGGTTTTTTGGAACACATACTTGTATTCTTGCGTCCCTATCGTATTTATATGTACCTGAAAATTCTTTCGGGTCCATAACCTTAGCCTTTTTAACTTTAGCTTTAGGTTTTACAACCTCTGGTTTACTCTTAGGAGTAACCTTTGGTTTTACTGCTAGATTTATCATTTCTACCTTTCTGTTTATTTATTTATATTTACTATATAGAGCAACCAATAAGAAAATTAAACAATAAAATTAACCTTGCGTGCAGCCTCGGGAGGTATTGGCGGTATTGGCATAAAATAAGTACCAATACCAGTTATTATCATTGGTATACTTGAATAATAATCGAAAAGGTATTGGTATTGGCACTTTTTATAAATTTGAAAAAATATTATTCAAAATATATTTTCTATATATAGAATATGATTAAAAGAAGCGTCAATAACAATAAAAACTTGATAAAATCGAAAAAATAGAAAAACATGATAATTTTCTTATATACGTGATTTTAAAAAAACGTACAAGTATCTTTACTGTTCGTTCCTATTTATTTCTAATAATGAAATTACACCAGAAACAGTATTTGCTACATTAGCAGTAATAGATAATGTTTGGCTCTCTTGTAGGATCAACGGTCCATCAATTAAATTAGCATGAGTATTGCTAGTTATTTCTTGAATAGACGTATCAAAACTAGATGTTAAATTGTTAGCACTTAAAGTAACAAGAGTATTAGCTCCAGAATTTGTTATTTGTACAGTTTTAACAATAGCTCTACTATCACTAGGAGTTGTATAAACTAAATTAGCTCCTGTGTTAGCTAAATCAAACATTTCATTTTTATAAATATTAGCCACTTAAAAAAAATTCCTTTCTATCTTGTTCATTAGATATATCAGTTGGATATGTACTATTTAATACCTTTATCATGTCTTGTAAATCTTCGATTAATTGGTCAAAGTCAACTTCGTTGTATTCTCTAGGTGCAGAGTTTAATCGGGTCGTAGGTATCTTAGCCATAGCTTACACTATTCCAAATATCATCTAAAGTACAACAAAAACTATGGTTCTTGTTCTGTGTCTACTTTAATCTCTTGTGCAACTTCATTAATTTTCTTTTGAATTTGCACCATTTCAATTGTTACCGATCCATTGGCCAATAACTTAGAGGCCCACTGTGCCTCGAGGTTCCGCTTCTGGTTCAGTTTTTGTTCCAGATGGCTCATTCCATTCCTCCACTGTTAGCCGATTTTCGTTTTCGGGACCTTGTATATCCGACCACTTAAAAGTTTTCGGATGCTCATTCCAAAGAGCCTGGCTTGCACTGTCTAAATTTTCGTGTTTTACTAATCCTTCAGCGAAGTAACCACACCGATAAAATTTAAAATGCACTAACATTTACGATAGGGCTATACTATTTTTGTTACTTTGTAAAGCTAATTAAACCACTCTGGTACTTGATTTTTCCATGTTGCAAACTCACGCTTGTGAGCCTTGTAGAATGTGCGATATGCATCAACTGTATCATTTTTATTTTTACATTCGTCAGGCATACATTGTGGCGGCATTAGAAAGCCGACATTTTTATCTATGTTTTTAGGTAATTGATTAAGATATTGACATAACTTTTTAAAAGTTTTATGCACATTATCGTATCTTTTTGTGTATTCTCTATGTAAGTGGTTCCATAAATGCATTGTATAAATATAATGACTATCTGCAGCTCTAACCCATTTATTACTTGGATGATTTATATAAGCACATTTGTATAAATGTTGCTCTCTATAATCATCTAATTTCCATTGGCTTGTCATAGTCTTACCAGAGTTAGATAAAATCTTTGTTTCTTCTCCATCAAGTATTCTGTGTGCTGTCGATAATAATTGAGCATATTCGATAATCATTTTAAGTACATGTTTATCGCAATGATACTCGGCACATGTCGCAGGGTTAGTGTCTAAATAAAATATATTCATTATAATAAATCGTCAATCTCGTCTAATTTTGTCTTTATACTACTTAATTTTAATCGTGTCTTCCATTCTCTATCAAAATAAAAAGCAGGATTGTTTCTATCTAATGTTTTAATATCTATGTAAACAGCATAGTGTTGAGCATATTTCAAAGGTAAGTTTTGTCCGTTACCGTGGTATTTTCTAGTTCCTCTACCTTTAACTCTTATTCTATATCGTGCTTTATTTAAATATTTTTTAAGCAATTTTAAGAAAAGTTTACCTTCTTTATTTGCTGGTATTTTATAAAAATAGTGTACGAATGATTTTTGATTTTTTTTTATTCCTTTAAACATCTTTCTTTTTTCTTTCTTTTTTTAAAACAAATTTATTTATTATATAATAAGCTAATAAAGTACCAATAAAAATAAAAA